TGGACACTGCAAACGATGTTATAGATCCTATTGCTGTTGTTGCCCACTGTGACATTGTGGCCAACATCATGTTTGTCTGCATTCCAACTGCTAATGTCCATCCACTTAAGGTTGTTGCTAAAGTTGGAAATAAGGCAGATAATCCTGTTATAATAGGCACCCATGTGCCAAGTACTTCAGCTGTTCTTCCGCCATAAAATAATATATTACCTAAAACAGATGAAGAATCTTCCTCTAGCATAGATGTTCCGAGACTGGCAAGTCCTAATCCTGTTACTGCTAATGTGGCAAATTTTAATTCTGTGGAGAATTTATTAACAAACTCCCCTACTTGATATCCAGCTTTGTATAAAGGAGTTTTAGTTGTACCGTCTTTAGTTACACCCGGACCTTCTGGCAGACGAGGACCTATAAAATCTTTTGGAGCAGATTTTGGTGCAAGACTTGCTTGGAAATTTTTTAATGCATTTACGGATGCAGAAAGCGCTGTTACAACCGATGATAGTTTTTCTTTAAGTAAATCAAATCCTATTTTAGCAAAAGAAACCACACCCATTAATGCTAACAATACACCAACTACGGTTCCTGCACCGCTGTCACCAATTATACTGCCTAACCAAGATAAAGGCTTTAGTACTAGTCCTAGTGCTACAGTAAATCCATTTAAGATATCAATGTATGCAGTCCAGTTAATGCCATTTATTAATTTTAAAAATGGAATTGCTAAAGCTTGTAAGTTTGCTTGAAACTCTCTTATAGCGGCATTAAACTCTTGTGCAGATTTATCTTGTTCTCTGCGTTTACGACCTTCTGCGCTGTTATAAAACTCAGCTTCTCTAGCCATTTCAAGAATTTGCCTTGCGCTTTCACCTGCCGGGCCTTCAAGCTGTGCCATCATTCGTAGCTGATCACCACGGGCAGCAACTTCTTGTAAAACTGTATCGTTTAATTTTTTTCTATCTTCTTCTGTAATCTTGTCGCCGCGCTTGGCTTTGGCAGCTTGTCTTTCTAACTCATAGTAAGTTGCTTGACTGGACATTATCAAATTCTTACCTGTTTGTGTGACTGCAAATGGCAATCCACCCAAAGCAGACTTTAAAGCATCTTCTGCTACTTTAGCACCTTTTTCGCCAAACTGAGCTGTAAGACCTGCGGCAAAACTATTAACTGCTTCGCTGACTTTTTGACTACCTGATTGTGCTGACTTTACAAATGTTGAAACAATAGGATCACTGGCCAGCTTGGCTGCGGCTGCGGCCATTTCTAAAACATTTTTACCTGTTCGGTTTGCAAGATCATCTAATTCTTTACCCAGTGCTTGACTATTCTTAATTACAGCATCTTGTGCGGCGCGACCTTTGAAGCCTTGACTAACAGCAACTTTAGTTTGTTGTGCAGTGAACATGGCTAGTTCTTCATTGGTCATTCCAAGATTGCCAACGCTTTGTGTTGCTGATCTTACACTAGATACCAATGAAGCAAAATTCTTGGCACCATCTGTAGCACCATTACCTAAACTAGCAAAACCTCCGCCTGTTTCAGACAGTGCTTTGGTCAATGTTGTCATACTAACGCCAGCTGTTTTAGCGGCAATGGCAAAGTCCATAATTTCGCCGCTAACACCCATTTTTAATGCACCAGAAATACTGTCAGCGTAAGATGTTAAACTTCCAACTAAAAAGCCCGTAGCACCTGCCATTCTAGTAAATGGCGTGTCTAATTCTTTGATGGCATTTTTCCAGCCGTATCTTAGTTTATCAGTAACACCTGCTAGATCATCCCACGCTTTTTTAAATTCTTTGTTTTGCTTGATCTGCTTTTTTTGCTGGTCGCTGAGTTCTTCTAGATTGTCTAACTGTTCTTTTTGTTCTTTGTTGACTTTAGCACCGGTATCTATATCCGCTTTGATGCGTTTGGCCATGGCTTGAGTTAATTGGATTAACTTTTCCATTTGTTTCTGTGTAGCTAACCCGTTTACATTAAATTGAAACGCTTCGCCTACATCAGGAAAATTACCGGTAATTGTGCTGTCTGCCATTAGTTAAATGCGTATATAAATAAGAGTCTAAGACTCGTATACATTATTTAGTTGGAGAAAATATGGAAAATCAAAATAACCCGCTGAAGTCATACTTCAGAAAACCAGGCATTTGGATCAAGTTGCCTAGCCAAGGCAACTATTCTGCCAGCAAGCCTGCTGACCTAAACGACATGGGCGAAATTCCAGTTTACCCCATGACTGCTAAAGATGAGCTAATGCTTAAAAATGCTGATGCATTATTAAACGGAACAGCTATTACCGGCTTGATTAAAAGCTGTGCTCCTAGTATCACTGATCCTGAAAACATGCCAGCTGTTGACTTAGACACTCTTTTAGTTGCAATTAAGCACTGTACTTACGGTTCTAAGATGACTGTTGAAACCAAGCACGACTGCGCTGAAGCCGCTGCTCATGAAGTCAGCGTTGATTTAGATATGATGATTGCTAACATCAAAGTATTGGATAAAATTGAACCAGTAGAACATGAATCAGGAATTAAGATTTTTATTAAACCAGTAACAGTTAAAGATGTACTAAGGCTTAACTGGGTTCAATACGAACAGATCAGACAACTGCAAATGGCAGAAGCACAAAATGTTGATGAAAAAACAAAATTAGATTTATTACAAAAAAGCTATGAGTCATTGACCAACGAAAGCATTAAAGTAATATCCAAGTGCATTGACAGTGTACTATTACCAGACGGAGTTGCTGTAACAGATACTGCTATGATTTCCGAATGGGTCAGCGACTTAAGCAGACCAGAATATACAAAACTAGAACAAAAAATTATGGACACTAACTCTAAAGGTGTTGAAAAACAATTTGATGTTCACTGCCCTGAATGTGGCTCTGCATATAAAACTACATTAGACTTGAATCCAACAACTTTTTTCGGATGAGGCTTTTGGCTCTCAAGTCAGGGCCAGAAATTATGAAGTTGTTAAAACAGTTAGAGTCTGAGTCAAAAGCCATAACAGAAGATATTGTAACCCTAACAATATATTCGGGTCAAAGCTATGAACAAATGTGGAATACTAGCTATGACGAACGACAAATATTCGTGAAAATCCTTAAAGACAAAATAAACTTAGATCGAGGCATTAAGCCAAAAGAAGTTTTAACACAAGGTATGTTCTAATCTTTTTATTTGTTCATAGAACAAATAGATTTAATTTTTACTAAAGTAAAAACAAAATCTTTTAATTCTTTTTTATTCTTTAAGAGATTTCTTTATACGAGATATTTGCCAAGGTTTTGCAGTCGTACTTAGCCCTGTTAAGGGCTAAGGTGAAATAATGAAATACCTGCCGGAGGCCCATTATCGTAATCTATCGCTGCAACTAATATAGTAAGGGCGGTTACGCTATACCCTTTTACGCAGTCCTTAGGCAACGCAGAAACTTATAGCTGATAGATGAACACTAAGTTTCTTGTGGGTTGTAATGACTCAACAGAGCCCACTCATTTTCGACTATACATACACTTGCCAGCGTCTTTCAAGTCTAACGCTTCGTCCCAACATCATTGGGGTAGTGGCAATCATGTCTCCGCTACTGCTCGGAAATTCCTACCGTCACACATCAGAACGGATTCGGGCACCTTATCGACTTGCCGGTGCGAGCTGTTATCAGTAGTTGTGCCTAGATTTTGTTTATAATGTGGGAGCCGTGGACTCTGACTTGTATGTGACCGTTATAGTAATCTGCGGATTCTAAAACTTTGTGTGTGAATTGTTCTCTTGCCTCGATGTAACTACATTCTGCCTTAGATTTGCAATAGTATAGTATTTCTCGTTGAAAATTTTCTGCGCCTAGAGTTTGTATGTCTTTATTAAGTTCGTCGTTTGAGCCATAGTATGTGCGCCAGTCAGAGTCGACTTTGTTGCGAATTTTCTTTTTCTTTTTTGTGCCGTTTTTGAGTTTAACTGTTTTGTAAGTTGTTTTTGAAAACTTTGCCAGTTTTTTGCCTATGTATTTGCGGCCTGTGACTGTATTGGTAATGAGATAAACAAAACCAATACAGTCCTCAGGAAGTAGTTCTACTTCGACACCTTGATAAAACCATGACATAGCCAGCTTACTTAGCTGACAATGCCGCCTTTTCTTCGGTGATTTCTTTGCGTCGAGCTTTGACTAGCTTGGCAACTTCTTGCAGTGCCTTGCGAGCACGGCCAGCTGCCGCTTTAACTTTTTTAGTTGTGAATTTTTCGTTTTCTTCAATGTAAATTTGGAACTGTTTAACTAGTTCCTCTTGTGTATTTACAACTGGTTGTGTGTCAGCCATTATGTCGTCCTTTTAAATATGTAACCAATGCGTTATAGTTTTTAACTTTATCAGTAGCGTCGTCTTCGACTTCGATGCCAAATTCTTCTTCTAGCTTTAATATTAGTTCAACGATGTCAAGACTGTCAAGTCCCAACTCAGACCAAATACTAGCAGCTTTTACTTCATCAGCAGTTAACTGATAATCCTTTTCCATCACGGAAAGAATCTTTGCTTCAAGATCATTGAAATCCATTTGTGTTCTCCTGTTATGCTTCTACCATTTCGATGTCGGTGTTAAAGGTGGTGAATCCGTTTTCTTTAACTACTTGTAGAATTGTATTTACACGCCCGACCAGTTCATCACGGTGGCTAATGAGGAAAATGTTTTTCCGATTTTCTCTAGCCATCTTTTTGAGCAAGCCAAGTGCGCTGTCAACTCCGTTGGCGTCCATGCCACTGTCGATCATTTCGTCGATAAACAACAAATTGACAGGACGGTTTAGACTTTCATAGACATCGCGGAACGCCCAACTCAATCCAAGGATAAGTCTGTTGCGTTCTCCTCGACTTAGGTTATCAAAGTCAAATTCTTGTCCAAGTTGTGTAATGTCAACTTCTAAGTCACTTCTAAATTTAACGGTGTGAGGCAAGCTTAGTTTTTCCAAATAGTAAGCAAGCCTGTGATTAAGATAACTTAGGTTTTGTTCAATAATACGCTTGCGAATAAAGCTGTCTTTGCTGGTCAGCAATTTAAGCAAAAACTCTTGATGTTCGTTAAGCTTGGTCAATGCGTTAATCGGATCAAAGTCGACAACTTCAAGTGCAGTTTCTTTTAAGTGTTCTGCTTGTTCAACATAAGGGTCTATGTCTAGCGCCCTGCGCTCAAATTGATCTTGAATGGTTTCTAGTGTGCTTTTGTGATTAACGGCATCGTCTATGTTGTCGTACTTTACAACAGGGCTTGCTCCAAGTTCGCCAAGTTTAGCGATTTCTTTTTGGACTTTCTTTAGTGCTTTTTCTTCTGTGTCTATTTCGGTTCGAATAGAAGCAATGGCAGTTTCTAGCTCGCCCATCATTTCGGCTTGTTTAGAATCGTGTAGTTCTTGTCCGCAAGCATGACACTTGTGTTCTTCTGCTTTACCTTTAGCACTTTCCAAATCTGACAAATTATTTTTTAGTCTTTTGATTGCGCTTTGGTGTGTGGCCAAATCTTTGTTATGACGCTTAAGTTCTTTTTCGTTGGCTTGATACAAAGCAAGTAGTTTATGATTTTCTAATTCCACTGTGATATCTATGCCCATGAGTTCGTTGATAGCCGCACCAAGTTTTTCGAGATCATCTTTTTGTTTAGTTTGCCAAAGTCGACTACGCCGTTCTAAGTCGTCGATTGAAGTTTTAATCTTGTTGTTGGCATCTGTAACAGCTTTGATTTTATATTCTTCTTCTTTAATAGCATCTTTGGTATTCTTAATAAGATCTTTAAGCAACGCAGCCTTTTCACTGAGCTGTGTAATACCCAGTAACTGCTCAATAATTTCTCTCTGCTCATTTGTTTTTAGACTTAAGAATGGTTCGGTATAAGTGTTCAATGCAACAATGTGCTTGAACATGTCGTGACTCATTCCCAGGATGCGTTCAATTTCTTCCTGTGTTTCTTTATTTTCACCCTGCTGTTCTTCTGTTGCTTCTTCATCGTTAGATTGATCGTCTACAATAAAACGCAACACGCTGGGCTTTCGTCCTCGTTCAATTTTATAAGTATGACCGTTACTTTCGAACTCGCAGGTAACCATCATATGTTTGTTGTTTGTTTTATTGACTAAGTTATCCTTACGGATATTAGTCAAAGCGTTTCCATATAACGCATAGCTCAATGCGTTAACTATGGTTGTTTTGCCCGTGCCATTACGACTGCCGTCGCCACCGAGGTCCATGTTATTACCCAAGACAAGAGTGAGACCGTGTTGGTCAAATTTCAGTGCCTGTGTTACATTACCGACGCTTAAAAAGTTTTTAACTGTTAGGTTTTTAATCTTAATCATGTATGGGAATTATATATGAAGCTGGTTGTAAATGTCAACAAGGACTTGACAGTCGATAACTTCGCTTTCAATTGAATTAAGCTGTTGAACAACAATTTGGTCAACGCTTTCAAAGTGAACATCTCCGCTCCAATCTTGGCTATGTTCTTCTTTCTTAGCAGGTATTAAATTGATTTCTCTAAGTTTATATTCTTCTTGCCAAGACTCTTTTAAGAATGTTGCTTCTTCAAAACTAATATCAGCATCGCAGGTAACACGCAAGAATGTGTTAGCATCCATATACTTGTCTGGACTATCAATTAGTTTTGTTAAGTCTATGGTCTTAAACTTTGGAGCATTGGGCCAAGCAATATATTCCGGTTCGCCGCCAAATTCTAAAATCATCATACCACGATCGTCATCCCAAGCATCAGCATAGTTATGAGGGAAAGCATTACCAGTATATGTAACATTGCCACTGTGCTGTCTCATATGGAAATGCCCGCTGAACACACGCTCTTGATTGGGAAAGTGTCCGCGATTAAGTCCACCGTGATCGGGCATTTCAACATTGGCATTCATTTTAAAGTTAGGTAGTTCAAAATGTCCAAAGACATAACGACTATCTAGTTTTTTCATCTTAGTCCATTCGTCACCAACTAGCCAGGGCACTAAACTAACTTGTCCTTCGGTATAAGTGTCGCTGACCAAAATAACATTGTCGAGATTCTTAATAAACGGTATACTAGTTAAGTCTCGTTTTTCTCTATAGTATAAGTCGTGATTGCCAGGAATGAAAAAGAATCGTTCGAAGTTTTTAGCAATATGGTCTATGGCATCTACAGTATAGTTCAATGTGCTTACATTAACAGTGGCGCGATGGTGATGCCAGTCGCCCATAAAGATAGCTGTATCGCAGTCACGCTGTCGTGCTGTTTCGCAAAACCACTTAACAAAGTTTGAACAATCTTCGTTGTGTGCCCGACTGTTTTGCCTCATACCAAAGTGTATGTCTGTGAAGACAGCAGCTCGCTTAAACATCTGTGACATTAAAAATCCTCTGTTTTTAGATTTGCTAAACGCTCGCGCTCGTCACGAATTGTTGCTTCGTGTTCAAACTGTCGTGTAAAGCTAGGGTTACTACCTGTTTCAATCAGCAAGTCGTCTCTAATCATTTGATTTTTCTTTTCAATGTTCAAGATGCGAGTGAAGCTGTTGTCAATGGCAGCGGTATAATAAGCAAATGGGTTCTGTGATTTTGATTCATCAAACTGTAAACCAATTTGACTTAACTGTAGCAAAGCTTGACTTCGCATTTCGTCTACATAAGTGTAGCCACGCCAGTTAAATCGCATACTGTATTTTTCAACTAGTAGCATAAAACTTTTTGCTAGTTTATTGGTCATTGACCCTTCTAAGTTAAACTCGCCAGTTTCTATATCACCTTTCCAATGACTTTTCCCTACACAAACTAATTTTTCTTCTCCGTCAACAAGTTCGAATTTAAAATGTTGATAAGGAGGAAAATTTACTTTGGTATGATGATCACCTCTGCTTTTAGGAGTTTTCTTACGACCTGGTTCTAAAGGAATATGATCGTGTGTCATTAGTCTAAACACTACATCTGTTTTGGCTACCTTTTTGTAGTCAATTTCAACTTCTGCTAGTTTAGTTTTTGGATTGGTTTTTTGGGCTTCGATTAATGCAAGTTGGCTAAGTCTAGCGGCTTGATTTCGCTTGGCTTCTGCTATTGTTCGAATGTTAATCTTATTCAAATCCAAGACAATTAAGTCATAATTGCTGTATTCTGGCTTGGTATAAACGCTATAGTTGTTCTTGCTTAAATGTATTTCTTTGAGCAATTCTTTATTCGTTAAGTATTGTTTTGCGGGTGGGTTCGTAGTTGTCATGGCTTATTCTAACATATTTCTTTTAATAAAGTCAACACCTTTTGGATTAAAACTATAGATTATCTAGCGATAAATATCTGTATGAGTGTATATCTACAGCCCCGAAATCCAATAGGAAATCTCAATATTCTTGAGTTTCCTTATACGCCTCAGATTGAGTACAGTCATGATGTCAAGTATGATGCATATTCGCTTACACATACTAATTATCAACCATATGCGTATGTTAAAAGCGAAAACCCAACAATCAGTATGAGTTGTAAATTCAGTGCCCATACAGCGGATCATTTTAAAATGAGTGAAAGGGCTATTAGATTTTTAAGAACATACACTAAAATGAACTATGGTAGAACTGATCCTGATAGAGGTCAGCCTCCTAGGATACTCAGATTGTTTGCTTATGGACAGCAAATGTTCAATGATGTCCCGGTTGTTATCAGCAAGTTTTCAATGACTTTTCCCGAAGATGTTGATTATGTTCAAGGAGAATTTTCTAACGATGGTGAATTCACTGGCGTGTCAACAAGGGACCCTGGCTTGCCATCAAATCAAAGAGGCAGAGATCCTAGACAGCAAGGAGCAGGCTATGGGCAAAGTACAGCTAAGTTTGCTGACAACGATCCTAGAAGAATAGATAGAGAAAGTTTTTCTTTGGCTTTGCCTATAATTTTTACAGTCAACATAAGTTTATTAATTCAACAAAACCTCAGCAAAACAGTTAATGAGTTTAATATCCAAGACTTTGCCTCCGGAAGCCTTGTTAGAAAAGGATACATTTAATGGCACAAGTTATATACGATCAAAAAAGTTATTTGGCTAACACGCCATTTAAGAAATTTTATTTAGACAAAGCAAGACTTGCTTCGTTGTCAGATGCTGTTGGCAAAGAAGTAATTGTTCCTCCTGAGTGTGAACATAGAATTGATTTATTCAGTTATCAACAATACGGCTCGAGCAGACTGTGGTGGGTTATTGCATTAGCAAATGCTGATTTGATCAAAGACCCTGTTTGGGATTTTAAATCAGGCATGACTATTTTAGTTCCTGATCGTGCTTTACTAAAAGAACAATACTCAGGGGTCAAGTAATGGCGGCAGTGACATCTCCATATGGATACCGTAAAGATCCAGTATCAGGAGCACCTAGTCAGTTTCACGCCGGTGTTGATTACAAAGCACCCGAAGGAACTCCTTTAGTTGCACAAAAACAAATGACCGTAGTAGATTCTAGATATAGTCCTAGTTATGGAAATGTTATAACTACAAAAGATGCTGATGGCAACACTTATACTATGGCTCATTTAAGCAATAGAAAAGTGCAAAAAGGAGATACGATTCCTCCGGGTACTACTATGGGCTATACCGGCAACACTGGTTACAGCACAGGTCCGCACTTACATTATGAAGTGACTAATCCCAGCGGTAAAAAAATAGATCCGCAGTCAACTAATCCAGCAACAGGAAAGCCATACACAGATGATATAGGTTTTGAAAAAAATAAAGGATTAAATGAAAGCAAAGCTGTACCAGACAAAAATCACAAATGCCAAGGCAATGATGAGCACACAAACAAACCTGCTCCTCAAAAAGAATCACAACCAAACGCTTCTCCCGCGGCCAAATCTAAACCTGGAGAGAAATCCAAGACACCTCCTGCAAGACCAAAAGCCGGAGATGTTGGTATATTGGAAAATCCTTTGAATAAACTATAATGGCATACTACACTTATTATACACGGCTGACACTTATACATCCTAAAGACATAGGTAAGATGGATCCTTCTGTGGGCAAAATCATCGCAGAAACTGCTACCACAGGTAAATTCATCATAGGCGATATAACCTGGGATAGTGCAGTAGCATCAAATCCTATGACTACATTGGCTATGAACACACAAGGCGAAATAAAAATTTATGAACCCTTGGGCATGAGATTTTTAGATTACATTCGCTTTGCAGCCTTGGAGTGCGGAATTGAAAACCACTTGTCAGCGGCTTATCTTTTAGAGATTGAAATACTAGCAGAATCTTTACCAGATAATAAAGAGTTTAGATACATATGGCCTATCATGTTCTTAAGCACCGAAGCAAGAACAGGCGAAAAAGGAACAGAGTACGCTATTAAATTTGTACATCATAGTCATCATAGCCAAACTGACATGGTACAGCCTTTGAAAGAAACTTTAACTATCGACGGAGTCAGTAAGGTTGAAGAATATTTTAAAGAGTTTGGAAAAAGACTAGAACTAATGGAGTTTAAGTATGCAGAAGCAGGACAAAAAGCCGGACCCGGCGGACAGCCTGGCGGTGACCATCCTGCGTCGTCTAGTCCCTATCACGACGAGTATCATTTTATTTTAGATCCTCGTATTAAAGATTACACTTTTACCAGCAAAGATAGTGCAGATCCAGGCGTCAAAGGATCTTGGACTAACTATCTTCCTTTTACTACTAATAAATTTAATGTCTCGGCTCGTAGCGGAACAACTTTGATTAGTCAAGCACAGCGAGTTTTATCAAGCACTAACGAAGCCGCAAATTTATACTTGGAAGAATACGGCAGAATTCCTGGCGCAGGAAAATCTGGAAGCCAAAGCAGTGATGCAAACAAAGAAGCTCTTAAAAAAGCACTGGGTAAGATTTATAACTTTTTTAAGATAGAGTCGCATACAGTTTATAAAGAATTTGATTATATTAGAGGTCGTTATGCGGTCAAACATATTTTTATTATTTGGCTAGCACTACAACCTAACTTGTATCAATACCCCGATGAACTAGATGAGTTGAATAAACCAGAGAACAAAGGAAAAGTAGAACAAAAATTAAAAGCTTATATTCAAGAAGGTTTGTTGAGAAAAGCTTACTATTATACATACACTGGTTTAAACACAGAAATAATTAAATGTAATCTCACATTGAATCAAGCTTATTATCTGCCAAGCTTTCCTGTTATATGGACTGAGCGAGGATCTACTGGTCCAGGTAAAATGAAGCCTTATAATTTTAGCAGAGAAATAAGTCCTTACTCTAGAACTGCTGCTGACGAAAAAAATGCACAAGCCTTGGCAGATGCACAAGCGGCAGCAAGAAAATTAAGCCAGCAAGCTCAAAATGAAAAAAATGAATCAAAGAAAAAAGAACTTGTAAAGCAACAAAAAGAAAAAGAAAAATTAGTAGAGGAACTAAAAACTAGAAAAAGTGCTAGCGGTACAACTAGTTCAACTAATAAAAATCAGTTAACCAATAGAAGTGATTTGTTAAAGTCATTGAGTAATTTGTACATTGAAGATGTCGATTATCAAAGCGGATTACAAGCCAGCGCTCAGGCAACTCCTTCGTTAAGGCCTCGAGTAGAACCAGATACTCCTGTCAGCAAGTTAGATACTAAAAAAGATGAAAATGAAAATCTAATGGATAAAATTTTTACAGTTCAGCTTGCGGCAAGAGATTTACTAGAGTTGGAAATGGAAGTTCGCGGCGATCCTTATTGGCTAGGACAACCTAATATGTGTTTAGCAGGGTTGCCAAACTTAGATAAGCTAGATTTACCTCCAGCATTAAAAGCCGAACTTGAAAGTAAAATTCCTGAGATAGATCCAGATTTTTCAAACCGAAATTCTTCTTGGGGCAACTACGGTAACGGCGCTAAGTTTTATAAAGGTGGTAACTTATTCTACTTCAATGCACAACTTCCTGTAAATGATTTTGGACAAGATGACTTAATGAAGTTTGACCAAATAGATCAAATACTAGGCATTTACATGGTGCAGTCATGTAAAAACGAATTTAAAAACGGGCAATGGACACAGGTTTTAAAGTGTATAAGAGATTTGACTATTCCAAGTAAGTTTATTCCTAGGGCAAGTATAGGAGAAACAACATTTCAGGACTATGTGAATCAAGCAACATCAGATCCCAATAGAGCCCTTGACTCGTTTAATCAAAATCGTTCGGATCAGATAGACCAAAGGAATCAAGAAGCAAGTAGTCAAGGCTTTGCCAATACCGGCGGCGGAGCAGCCACAGGCAATCCTATAATAGCTCGCGGAACACAACAAGGAAATCCTAATATTAGACCTGGTAGCTTGCGTGACCGTGCCGCACAGGCCAACGCGGCCAGAGCAGCAGAAGCTAAAGAAAAATTAAACACTGGACTTACAAATAATCCGCCACCGCCCTGTGATTCGCCAGTAGATAATGCAGTTAAATCAACAACGAAAGGTCCGGGTAATAATTCTTTTAGCGTCGGTACTTTTGAAGTAACAGTTCCATTAAGCAAACAAGAAGCATATTCAATGGCCAAGCAACAGTTCTATGATCAAGTAAATGCTTTCTTTAAACATTTAGAAAAGCTTAACATCCAAGCTTATAAAGATGCTGGCATTGTTGATTATGTTCCTTACAAAGGCGAGACAATGGCTGGTTTAGTTATTCAAAGAAGCGGTAGCGGCGGCTTAGAAGATTGGAAGAAAAATAATACTAAGCCAGGACCTTGGGCAATTAATAACCCAGGTGGCTTGGGCTATGATTCTTCTAAGGGAACTTATACTTCGTACAATTCGTTCTACGAAGGTTTACTTGCTGTAAATAGTTATTATAATTATTGCGAGGGTGTTCCTTCTAACGGAAAACAAGGCTCTGATAGATTCTTACTTCCTGCTGATAATACTACAAACGAATTGGAATATATTCAACTTAAATCTAAAGGATCTAAATTGTGACAAAAGTAGCTGGTGCATATGGACAAGCTAGGACTCCTAGCAACTACTCTAATACGGCAACAAACTCAATGGGTGTGGCCAGTAGCACCGGTGTCTATATTGGTATAGTTAAAAATAACAAAGATCCGCAGAACATGGGCAGACTGCAAGTTTGGATACCAGATATGGGTGGTAATCCTGAAGACCCGAATAACTGGCAAAGTGTTGCGTATGCAAGTCCTTTCGGCGGAAGCACAAGTATTTTTGATCAAGGTGCCAATGTAAAAGAATACAGCGACACCATGAAAAGCTATGGATTATGGTTTGGTTCACCAGACATCGACACTCATGTTTTGGTAACATTTGCCGGAGGCAGATTAGACAAGGGTTATTGGTTTGCTTGCTTGTTCCAGCGCGGTACACAAGTAAGTATTCCAGGCATACCTGCAAAAAATACTTACGCTGGGGAAAATGTTCCAGCTGCTCCTAAAAACAAAAAAGATGACGATCCTGATTTAGAAAAATATGTAGAACACAAACCCATGCACGATGCTTTAAAAAAGCAAGGCTTGGAAAAAGACAGCCTAAGAGGTTTAACTTCCAGTGGTGCGACCAGAGAAAGCCCTAGCAAAGTGTTTGGTTTGTTAACACCAGGCCAGCATCAATTTGTTTTAGACGACGGCGACAAAGACGGCAAGAACAAACAAATAAGACTTAGAACAACAAATGGCGTTCAGTTATTATTAGACGACACTAGCGGGCATGTTTACATCATTAGCAAGGACGGAGAAAACTGGCTGGAGTTAAGCAATGACGGACAAGTTCATATCTATGGTTCCAAAGACATTAATATTAGAAGTGAAGCAAACATAAACCTTAGAGCTGACAAAAGTGTTAACATAGAAGCAAAAGAAAATATACAACTCAAAGCAGGAAAAAATATTGCGTTAGAAGCCAACGAAAATATTTCCACTAACGCAGCCAAAGATACTTTAATTACCAGCGGAGACACTAGCAATATTAGTAGTGTTAGCGGACACTATGAAACTGCGGGTGTTATTCATATGAATGGTCCAGCAGCCGAACAAGCGAGTGTTCTTGAACTTAACACATTGCCGGTCAATCAAAGCGTTAAAGAAAGTATATGTACCACTGTTCCGGAACATGAACCATGGGCAGCTCATACAGGAGAAATAAATCCTACAGGAGCCGGTAATAAGCAAATGAAAGAAGATCCTGCACCCGAGCAACAATCTCGACAGCCAGAAGAAGGCGAACAAGGAGCTCCAGTTGATACTTCTAAATCTGAAAAAGCTGAAGAAGTTCCAGTAGAAGATGCAGCAGCCAGTGACAAAACTATTGACATGATCAAAGATGAAAACGGCTTTAGTCCTGTTGCCACAGATGACGCCGACGGACAAAGTGCAGGTTTTGGTTCAGAAGTAAATGATGAATCAGAAGATACATTAGAAAATCCTAACACTTTACTAAGCGATATTCCGGATAATTCCGTTGACACTGTTTCTTTAAGCGAAGACGGCAGTATTAAAAAATCAAGCCCTGGCAAAGATTTACTTAACTCTATGGGTTTTGGAAATTCAAGCAACGACAACGGAAAGTTTGCTCAACAATTAAGCCAAGAAACTCGTTTGAAAAATGATTTTGCATCTATGCCTATTGTAGGTAGAAATGAACCAAACAATCAAGATAATATTTTCACAAACGGTGTTAGCGCAGATCGAGCAAATCAACTGCTAGCAAATGATATTACACAAGCAGAAAAAGAAGTTAAGAATACACTCAAGGGCGTTGATAAGGTTCCGCAAAATGTATTTGATGCATTAGTAAGTATGCAAAACCAAGTAGGCGATGTTAGCTATGCTTATGTAAAAGGCGAAAAAATTGACCTGACTGGTCTTTATAGAAACGGCGAATGGGATAGAGCCGCAAGCTTTATTGCCGCAGACGAACGAGATAGACCTAGACGAATCAGAGAAGCTAATTTGATTATCAACAACAACTATGGCAAGTCTTCAAGTCAGGAAGATATTGTTACATCAGGTTTGAACAAAACCGATGAACTAATTGCTAAAGGAAAACTAAATGCACAAACAGGAAAGCCTGCCAGTTCATTACAAGTGCAGGCCGCAAGCAATAGTTATTTTGAACAAACAGGCAAGCTTATGCCAAGCTTAAGTTCGGGCGCTAAAATTAATGTTATTGATAATCTAGGAACAGGCAGTCTAGCTAAATTTGTCAAGCGTCAAGCTGGTCCATGGCCTTATTAATCGCCAACTTCTTCTAATATAGGAAGATCTTCTACGCCATAGGTCACTTCGTAGAAGCGGCCGTTGTGTTCGTATTCGTCTGTCCAGAATCTTTGATTGTTAGACGAACAAATAGGATCTTTAAGACTTAGCACCATCATCATATGCTTGTACTCATCTCCTTCTAATTGTCGCTTAGGAGGACCTAATACCCGTCGTAAAAACGCCCGAGCTTCTTCGGGCGTCATGTTTAATACATTAGTCTTTTTTGACATAGGGCTTCAAGTCGGGCGGAGTCCAACCCAAGGGCTTTAAGACTTTACCATCTTCACGCTTGCGAACCTTGCCGGTTTCTTTATCAATCTTAGCAAAGTTAGTTTTCATAACTTCTTTCCAAGCGCCTTCACCGTCGGCACCCATACTGTGAATAGCACCAATGGTAACAACTAAAATGTCGATTAAAGCATCTAATTGTTCTACACGGTCGTCATTGAGATAAGCCGCATTAAGTTCGCCGAATTCTTCAGCAATTAAGTCGTAGTACAATTTAAACTGCATATTGTTGTAACCTTCGACAGTTTGATCGCAGGCTCGCATAAATTTTTCTTGATCTCTAAAAGGATTAGTCATGTTGTTAGCTTTTCTATAAATTCTTCATGCACTGGTTGATGGGCAACGGGCAATAGCCATCCATTGTTAACGCATTCAGCTATAATTATTTTATATTCTCTTGGGCACTGTTCGTTAATTTGAAAGCTGGCTCTCGGAACCAGCATAATGTTATCTGGACTGAAATGAAAATCAGGATCCTTATTGGTATAAGTTTTAAATTTTTTACCAGGATTGCTATAGCTCATTTTTTAAGATTGTCCATGACTAATTTTTCTGCTTCGTCTTGTATACGCTTTTTATTGTATTCCACGGCTTTGATAAACATCATGTCAATTAGTTCAGCCATGACCTTTTTTCCAGAATCTTCTAAATGAGAATACGCCGGGGTACTGCTAACATAGCTGTATTCTCTACTTTTAATAAGACTGAATAGTTGTGCCGAAAGCACATGTCCGATGTCTTTGTCAGAAAGCATTTTAACCTCTCTTAAGCATTTCGAGGAATACGATTTTGCCAATGCTTTCTCCAAAATCCTCGTCACTCGTAATAATATGTAAGCTTCTAATCCAGCGATCTTTGCTTTCATCGTAGTTCTTAACTTCGACAATTTTGCCTCCATTTGCGTTATAAACAGTAAAATTAAATGAATCATTGCCTTCGTCCGGGGCTCTACTAGAAAGAGTTGCACCACGACTTATCTTGTTGGCAGCTATAGCCGGGGTTTCGTTGTGCAAAAAGTTATAAAGTAATTGTCTTAGCCATTGTTTCATTTTGGTCCATAGCCTAATTGATTGAGATAAAATGATGCTACCCTTAGCATGTTCTCTGCATGTTCTTTATTTCTAGGAAGAACTATGCTAGCTCCATTATATAGGTTTCCGACATCTTTGTCGAGCTCTTTTGCAACAGCATTTCTCCATTTCTCGGCAGATTCCTGATCATCAAACCTGGGACTAAATTCGATATTTTCATCGTAGTCATCAACCCAAATCCATTCGCTGTCAAATTCATCGTATATAAGTTTCATTTAACCTCCGTGTTTGAGTACATATAGCAAAACATCTTCTCCGCCGATGATAACCATTTGGTGGCCGTATTCAAGATAAGTTTTATCCTTGCCGCTCCAAGTTTTTTGCTTTTTGACAGGCTCTACACGAACCATCTTAGGAGTTAGAGATTTAATTGTGCAAATCTTTAAACCAGACGCTCCTGCACTTACTGCTACAGGCATGCCCACTGCAAGTTCTCGTCCCAGTATGTCGAGATGCGGATTAGCGTCGTTCATTTTAAAGCCTTTACATCTTTGTGTTTAACAATAATTATATCATGGAATTTGCCATCGTGTTTGATAGGCAAGTCCGAAAACACACTAATGCGTGGCCCTTCGATTTCGCTGATCAGTGTATCATTGCCCACAGTTCCTCGAAATGGAATGCCATTCCATTTTCCCATTACACGGTCGCCGATAAAGTATGTCGGATGATACCGATGCTTGCTAAAATACTCAGCAAGGTTTCCCATAGAAATCCTTTATTTGTTGCGTATTTCTCTACCAACTGTCATAGTTCGAGATAGAGATTTTTTAAAAATGTACTTTGAGATGGCATGCGGCCACCTAGACATCAAAAAAGGAAAAACCGCGTGAATCAAACTGACCACTGCAAGTACAGTGACGCTACAAGTAATCCACAGGTTAAATTTAAGATGTTCGAAGTAGCTTTCGTTTACTTCTTTTAAGTGGTTAAAATTAACCAAGTGTTTTTTGTCTTCCATTTATCGTTGATCTTTAAAAAGTTTTGTTATTAAAAAGTAAATCAGTAAGGCTACGCCTTGGAAATATGTTCTTTCAAATGCGGTGTGGTAATCGTATGTGCCATGTGTAAATTGATAAGAAAAGTTGCCAAGTCCTAGTGCCAAAAAAATAAGAAATGTTTTCATGTTTGACCTCAAAAAGTTCTTTAGACAAGTATTTACACAGAGTAGTACTAGTAATAAAGGCTACTTTTAATCTTGCTCAAAGTACTCCTTGATTTGCATGGCCGCATCTTTTAAAGTGGCATCTTGCACATCTTTATAAGGACCGATTAACGGCATAGATAAACAAACTTTAGCGCACTCTTTGATAATTAGCTCAGCAAAGTATTCAATTGACTCTTCTTCTTTGTTTAAGAAACCAGCTTGTTCAGCAAGTTCTTTGATTTTTTTACTCATTGTTTATTTTCGAGTTCTAATGGTTCGCAAAATTCTGTCCACATTATCTACTGGAGCATCTTTAACTCCAAAATGGTCTTTAACTTCTTTAGAAGTTGGCCAAGCATCATCGTTATCAGTGGCCTTACACATAAAGTCATACATTTCATCCACAATCAACTCTACAAACTTTTCCAAAGTCTCAGGCGGGTCAAAGGTAATATATGCTTTTGGGTTGACAACATCATTTTCAAGTCGTTGCCAAAACTCGCCGCCTGCTTGCAGAGCAAGTTCTCGAATACGATCGTTCATTCTTTTGACCTCAACATTTCAAATAACTCTTTTCCGAGTTTATTTTTGAATTCTTCCTCAGTCATATGGACAAGAGTATCCATGGCCAGTTCCATTGGCAATCTCAATACAATTTCCATTTCTGGAGCAAAGGTATCAGGATTCATTTTTATGTGTCTGCTAATTAGTTTCATTCTTCACTCCTAGTAATTCTTTGATTAGGGTCTTTTTATCTTCCGTGCTCATTCCATGAAGTCCGAAATGTTCTTTAATCTTATCACCAATATCAGCATTATAATAAAATTCAGTTCCTTCATTAGATGATTTACTGCCTGTATTACTCTTGTCAGCAATATTAATACATTCTTTCACAATCAACTCTGCGAACTTTTTACGATTAAACGATTCAGCAGTGGCAGTGCCATTCAACCCACATTTTACAATGTCTGTTGCTTGTTTTTCAAGTTCCTGAATTCTTTCGTTCACAGTTTTTCTCCTGCTTCAAATCCACGGAAGCGAAGGAAACGGGGAAAGCGGAGGCTGTAAGTGCCGTCTTGATTTTGTGTAATAGCGTCGGCTCTTACTTCAACAAGCTGACCAGCCAGTCGATCACGACCAGCCCAATAGGAAATCCTATCGCCATCAGTAAAACCACTCCCACAATTAACTTTAATAGTTCGTCCGTCGTCGACTCCTGAGAGGACAAGCGCCCCCAGTCGTCCTGCATATTTTCCTGTTCCTTCTTCGACATCTGTTACCTCCAAAGTTACTTCAATAAAAGGTTTGAGTTTGAGCCAGCTAACTGAGCGTTTGCATTCGTAGGGAGCATCAATGTCTTTGATCATAATGCCCTCATAACCGCCGTCAATCGCCGATTGGTTAATAGCACGGAAACGCTTTTGACCTTCACTAGTATTTAAGTCAACTAGCTCTTGTGCCAATGTGCGGAAGTTAGGCAATGCTTCGATGTTGCCGTTATACCATTCCTTGAGCCACTCACTGCGCTTAACTTGTGTAATTTTGCACTTGCCTTGTTCAAAGTCGGACAATGGCAGTGCGTCAAACAAGTAAAGTAATGCGTCTTTGGCATCAACATCACTCTTACGATGCACCTGCTTCATCAAGTCTTGGAAGCTAGTGCTCATTACTTCGCCGTCTAGCACCATGGGCACAGTAAAGCCAGAAGCCACTGCGGCAAGTTGTTCCTTAAGGTGCGGAAAGTTTACAAGTTCTTTACCGTTACGGCTATACTGATCAACACGCCCATCTGGATAAACAACAGTGATAATGCGGACCCCGTCGAGTTTAACTTCGATAAGTTTGCGTCCAGATACTTTCGATTCATGATTAGCACTATCATGAGCAAGCTGACAAGAAAAAATTGGTACAGCATATTTAGGCCATTTCCTTTCTACAACCTTGTTGATTGTCTTTTCGCTGACGCCGCAACGAAGATCCTTGATAAGGATGCGACGATACCATCCGTTCCACTGCGATTTTGTAGCCTGAGCCATTAGTTGTGCTACAACATCACGAGCGGAATTACCGGTACATGCCCGGTTAATAAAAAGTTGTACAGCAGTGTTAAATGATGCCCAATCCAAGCCGGGACCATCTGTATCTGCATCTTTTTTCTCGGGAATTTGTTTAAGCCCAAATGTAATCATTGGGTCCATTGCCAAACGAACACCGTTAAAAAATTCGTCATTGCCTGCTTCCGCTTGAGCAAGAATAATAGCTTCTTTGTTCAAACGGCTAGGGTGATCTTCCAAACTAGAAATAACATATTGGCAGGGATCGCTCATTTAGACCTCGAAAATTGTTTAATGCAAGTATTATAGCACGGCACAGAATTTATGTCAATTAATGGCGAATTATCGTAAATACGCTAACAAGGAGCAAATATGGAAGATCCAAAAACCAATGTAGTGGTTCCGCCAGGAATCAGCGGCAGAAAACCCAAATATGAAATTGAAAAACAATCTCTAGAAATAGTAGCAAATGAATTAGCATTGTTAAGTTTGGGCGACTGCGAACCTTTGACTTGGAAAATAGACCAAGGTGCGTTTATGCACGAAATCAAGCAGTTTGAAAATGATTGGGTTGACTACTTGCCAAGAACGGATCGTGTTAACAGTCGTAAAGCGTTAGCACTTACTAATTTACCAGGAATGACACACAGGGATAACCCTAGCCACGCCCAAGCATGTTATGCCGCTGGCAGATATGTTAAAGAGGAAGAATTTTGTGTACCCACAGATGTTTATAAAGCTTGCCCAAGCTTACACAATTTGTTAGATACTTTTGCACCTTTGGGCAGGACATTTTTAGTTAAATGTGGCACTGGAGGATACTTTGTTCCGCACAGAGACCATCCTGCAAGTCCCAGGGACAGCCTGAGAATAATTGTGTTTTTAAATAATTGCGATACCTATGAGTATGATTGGATTTTTGGCGCAGACAACAAAATTCCAATTGAAATTGGTCGTGCTTACTATGCCAACACCAAGAAGACTCACAGAACAGTTAGTTGGGTTGACGAAAGTATTCACTTAATCATAAATGTTCCATTTACTTCAGAGAATGTGTCAAAGGTTATTGCACACCTCAAGCATCCGCACTAAACTGTTTAACCAGTTCTAAAAATGAATCTTCTAAAGGCAACTCGAAAGGTTGCCTTTTTAGTTTATAGTTGGCTTTTTTGGCAGAGATGAGTAGTTGCTTAATTTCTAAAATACTTTTTTCTATGGCTTGAGAATCTGTGTCATTGGCTATAAGATAAAAAGATTCTAACTCTGAAAGTCTTTGGTTAAGATACTCTATATGTTCTTCATTGGCTGTAATACCCAACTCGAATTTTTTAAGTTTTGTGTGCAAGGAAACTGTAACTTTGAGCTGTCCCAGGTCGACGCTGAGGCCGTCTAGTGCTTGATAAGAAGCGTTTGGATACAGCTCCACCGCTCTACTATGAGAATTTAAAAGTTGCCTGTTGATCTGCGATATCAACAGCTCCAACGAATCTATGGTAAAATTATTCCCAGTGTATTTCATTCATCAGCTCGTGTCGTTTTCGGTAACAGCGACCAAGCTCATCTTTGATTTTGAGCTTTTGTTTTTTAAGTTCTTCGACTTCAAATTCATTCCAGCTTTTTTGCTTGAGCATTTTTTCCAATTGGTATTCTATCGTACTATGTTGGTTAGTCAGTGTTCGGATGTGGCGCTCTAAAGAATCTATGTCCATGGTAAAATCCTCCAAAAAAATTGTTGAAAGTTGACACAATATATTTAATAGCGTATACTTGTTTTTCCTGGCATTTTTTTGATTATAAATATACAAAATGAGTGATACACTACTTTTAAACAGCGACGGACAGCCTTTGAGTATGCTGCCTCCCAGTGTGATTGATTGGCAAATGGCTATCAAACTTGTGTTTTTGAACAAAGTTCATGTAGTCAAAGAGCACAACGATTGGGAAGTTCATAGTCAACATTTGGCTATGAAAGTTCCTAGCATTGTAATGACTCGAAGATATGTGCGCCCAAAGCACAGAGTCCTATTCAACCGAAAAATGATTTATCTTCGGGACAATTACACTTGCCAATACTGCGGCGATCAATTTACAGCCAAAGAATTAACTTTGGATCATGTTAAGCCAAAAAGTCTCGGCGGCGGTAGCACATGGAGTAATTTGGTAACTTGTTGTGGTACTTGTAATTGGCTAAAAGGTGCTAAAGCAATGGAACCACTGACATTGCCCAAAGAACCCAGCTATTGGCAAATGGTTAGAACTGCTAAAAAGTATCCATATATGATGCGCGATCCTGCTTGGGCAGAATACTTGGGCTATGAAGAACAAGAAGTAAGAGCCGCATAGGTCAACAACATCTTTTAAAAGGACGCAGCCAGCGTCCTTTTTTTATGACCATTAACAGCTAACATTATTTTATAATAAATACTAACATGAGAACTTTTAAAGGCTTTAGCACAATCAATCGCCAATACGGTAACTTCAAGCTTTATGACAAAGAGCTTGCGCTCCGTGACTTATTAAACGAATTATACACTAGAAAAGGTGAGCGTTTAATGAGTCCTTCGTATGGTTCTATTGTTTGGGATTTGTTATTTGACCCACTTATAGACGCCGTAATCGAAGCAATTACCGATGATTGTCGCAGGATTGTCGATAAAGACCCAAGGCTAGAATTAATTCAGGTTTTAGTAACAGAATCTGTTGACCAGCAAAGCGTTCAAGTAACGCTGGTGCTAAGATACCTCCCAACATCTACAGTAGAAGAACTTGTTGCGACATTCAACAGAAATACAGATATTGAACGCACAGAAGGATAAAAAATGTCAAAGGATATTAGACAAGGAAATCTATACGGAGCAGAAGATTGGAGTTTAGTCTACACCAGTTTTAAAAACGCCAATTTTACAAGCTATGACTTTGATACTTTACGACAAAGTATGGTCGACTACATGCAGGTCAACTATGCCGAAGAGTTCAATGATTACATTCAAAGCAGCGAGTTTGTTGCGTTATTAGACTTGGTTGCTTATGTTGGGCAAAACTTGTCCTTTCGCATGGACTTAAATGCTCGTGAAAACATTCTTGATACAGCAGAAAAGCGTGAAAGCGTGTTACGCATTGCTCGTATGCTTTCTTACAAACCCAAGCGTGTTCGCCCAGCACAGGGTTTGTTAAAAGTTGTCAGTGTCGTCACCACAGAAAATTTACTGG